AAAAATTTGAGGCAACTGTTCGATGCTGTACTCAGAACGGCATCAGGGGTGGATCAGCAACTGTCCACTTTCCTATCTGGCACCAAGAAATCAGAGACATCCTCGTCCTCAAAAACAACAAAGGAACAGAAGACAACAGAGTCAGAAAACTCGACTACTCCATCCAGTTAAGTAAATTATTTTATGAACGTTTTATCGAGGATAAGGAAATCACGCTTTTTTCCCCTCATAATGTTCCTGGTTTGTATGAGAATTTTGGGACCGATAAGTTTGATGAGTTATATATTAGTTACGAAAATGATCCAAACATCCCCTCCACCAGAGTCAGTGCTCAAGAACTAATTCTTGATCTCCTTAAGGAGAGAGCAGAGACTGGTAGATTGTATATTATGAATATTGATCATTGTAATAGTCATTCATCCTTTAAGGATCAAGTGTATATGAGTAATCTTTGTCAAGAGATTACCCTTCCTACATATCCTATTAATCATATTGATGATCATTTAGGAGAGATTGCTCTTTGTATTCTTAGTGCAGTTAATGTAGGTACGATAAGAAGTGATAAGGAACTGGAAGATCTATGTGACCTTGCAGTGCGTGGATTAGAGGAACTAATTGACTATCAACAGTATCCTGTTAAGGCAGCAGAGATAGCTACAAAGGCACGTAGATCGCTTGGAGTAGGGTTCATTGGACTTGCTCATTATCTTGCTAAGCTGGGATTTAATTATGGATCACAGGAGGCATGGGATGCCGTTCATGGTCTTGCTGAATCATTCCAATACTATCTCTTAAAATCATCTAATGAGATTGCTAAAGAAAAAGGATGGTGTGAAAACTTTGGAAGAACCAAATATGCTGAAGGAATTCTCCCAATTGATACATATAAGAAGGACGTAGACGAAATTTGTAGTCTCAAATTGGAGCATGACTGGGAATCTCTTAGAGCATCTATCTTGGAACACGGTTTACGGCACTCAACATTGTCGGCACAAATGCCTTCGGAGAGCAGTTCCGTTGTGTCAAATGCTACCAATGGAATCGAGCCTCCTAGAGGATACCTGTCCATTAAGAAATCAAAGAAAGGACCTCTTAAGCAAATTGTTCCCTCCTATGCTAGTCTGAAAAATCATTACACTTTGTTATGGGATATGCCAGATAATAAAGGATATATTAATATAGTAGCAGTAATGCAGAAGTTCTTTGACCAAGCAATTTCTGGTAACTGGAGTTATAACCCAGAGCATTATCCTGATAATGAGGTGCCAGTTAGTGTAATGGCAAATGATTTGTTGACTACCTATAAGTTAGGATGGAAGACCTCTTATTATCAGAACACTCATGATCAAAAGACAGATGAAGTAGAACCATCTCATCCTGTGGGATGGCATGATAATGTTCCTGAAAATAAATCAAATTTAGACAACTTACTTAATGAATTAGAAAATGCCGATGAAGGGGAGTGTGAATCCTGTGCCGTCTGAAATAAAAGGAATGACTGTCTTCAATACTGAAGAAGTCAATACTAAAAAACAACCCATGTTCTTTGGAAAACCTTTAGGGATCCAAAGATATGATTCTTATAAGTATCCTGCATTTGAAAATCTAACTAAGTCACAGTTAGGATATTTTTGGAGACCAGAAGAGGTTTCCTTACAAAAAGATCGTGGTGATTATCAATCATTACGTCCAGAACAGAAACATATCTATACTTCTAATTTGAAATATCAGATTATGTTAGACTCTGTACAGGGTAGAGCACCTGGTATGGCATTTCTTCCTTACTGTTCACTTCCTGAATTAGAATCATGTATGGAAGTATGGGGATTTATGGAGATGATCCATAGTAGATCTTATACTTATATTATTAAAAATGTTTATGCAGATCCTTCTGATGTATTTGATACTATTATTAAGGATGAAAAGATTCTAGAACGTGCTAAGAGTGTTACCGAATCATATGACACTTTTATTAATGATGCTCAGTCTTGGGGTCAAGGGTGTATGTGGACTGAGAGTGGTAGAGGTTCACCATCATCAGCATGGACACTTAAAGATTTAAAAAAACAACTTTATCGGGCAATAGCTAATGTCAACATTTTGGAAGGTATTCGTTTTTATGTTAGTTTTGCATGTAGCTTTGCCTTTGGTGAGCTTAAACTTATGGAAGGCAGTGCAAAGATCATCTCCCTTATTGCTAGAGACGAAAACCAACACCTTGCTCTTACACAAAATATATTAAACAACTGGAAGAAGGGTGATGATCCTGAGATGGTGGAGATTATGAAGGAAGAAGAAGAGTGGACTTATGAGATGTTTGATAGAGCAGTAAATGAAGAGAAGAGATGGGCTGAGTATCTCTTTGAACAGGGAACTATGATAGGATTGAATGATAAACTCCTTCAGAATTATGTTGAATGGATTGCTAATAAGAGACTGAGATCAATAGGGTTAAAACCAGTCTATGATATTCCTCTTAAGAACAATCCACTTCCTTGGACAGAGCATTGGATTTCTTCTAAAGGTCTTCAAGTTGCACCACAAGAAACTGAAGTGGAATCATATGTAGTTGGAGGTATAAAACAAGATGTTAAAAAAGATACGTTCTCTGGTTTCAAACTCTGATTTTTTTGGAATTTATGATAATGCTCTTACTAAAAAAGAGTGTCAAATATTAATTAATCAGTTTGAAAAATCACCAAAGAGGGAAGGAAGATCTTATAGTGATGGAGATCTTGTCGTTAATGAAGATCAGAAAAAATGTATTGAGGTAGGTGATTCTTCTTTTTCAAATAAAAGTGTAATTTCTAGAATTATAAATGCACGTCTTAGAGAATGTATTGATGATTATAAAAAAGAATATCCATCAATGAATAAGTTTATAGCTCAATGGGTGATTGATAATGGATATAATTTTCAAAAATATGAAACAGAAGATGATGGATTTAAGGCATGGCATACTGAAGCAGGAGGAGCTCCTACTTCAAATAGAGTATTAGCATGGATGTTTTATCTAAATGATGCTAAATGTGGAACAGAGTTTATAAATTATCCTACAGTTAATGCGAAGATGGGAAGGTGTGTTATTTGGCCTGCGGCATGGACACATATTCATAGAGGAGTTCTTCCCAATAAAGGACTTAAATATATTGTGACTGGATGGGCATCTTTCGTTGATTGTGATCCAAGAGATCGTATACTCTCACAATGACTTTCCAAATGAAGTTGAGTTGTTAGAACTAAATAAGATTATGACTATAAAGATTGGAAAGTGGAAACCACCTCAAAGACCTCAGTGGGTGAAGGAGGTTATGAGAACCCCTGGACATACCAAGGTGCAACTTTTACTACTAACGATATTGACAATTTCTTCGGTTTCGTCTACTGTATTACTAATGAGCAGAACGGAAGGCAGTACATCGGGCGTAAGTATTTCTGGAAGTTTAGAACTCCGCGAGGTAAAAAGCGGAAAGTAAAATCAGAATCAGATTGGAAAAAGTATTATGGGTCTTGTCCGGAACTTAAAGAAGAGATTGAACAATTGGGTAGACATAACTTTAGCAGAGTTATGCTCAGCCTACATAAAACAGCTGGCAAGACAAACTTCGAAGAAACGAGACAACTCTTTGCCCACGGAGTTCTTACCGAACAACTTGACGACGGAACACCGAAGTACTATAATAGCAATATCCTCTCCAGATATTTCCGAAAAGATTACTTCGGAGGAGATTGAACCAGTAGCACAGATTAGAGAATGGGCTATTGAGAGATTAAAGTCTGCAGAAAGTATAGGTGCAAAGGATGCTATCTATAAAGAGTTTGAAGATTGGATTGAACTTGATGATAAAGATGAGATAGAGTATATTTGTCTTGAAGATAAAGGCTGGGGAGAGCAAGAAATAGACGTTATTTAAAACATTCAATGGATAAGGAAAATACAATGCTTATAGTACAGTGTAAAGACTGTCGGAAAGAAGTAACCAGTGATTCGGGATCGTGTGGATGCCCTAACATGGTGATGGTTAAGGGTGATACTGTAACAGCTCTTGACTTAACTAGAACTATTATGGTAAGATCAAACCAACCCGACAAAAGATCAAACGCATTGTCTCCATCGGAACTTGCGTGGCAAGAAGAGAGACGCAAAAGAAAAGTGCGCAAACTTGATTTCGAAGTTCGTTAATGCCTATTATTATGGATAAAGAGGTTGTCTATACAAAGACAGAAGTGGATCGCCTTATTGCAGAAGCAAAATTTGAGGCGATAGAAGAAGCACGGGAAATAGATAGACTCTCAATGGCAAAACACAATTGGACTGCTACTGTTATCAGTATGATCCTTGGATTGATTGCTCTATCATTATTTGTTGATGGACTATTAAGAATACTAGGTATCATTCCACCGTTTATGGATTTGGATGTGGATATTATTGATGAGATTGTTGAGAGAGTGGAGAATGATCTCTTTCCATATATACAACAATACATACCTGGAGTTTAGTGGACAATATTTCCATAATAGTGTTTTTAATTACTTCTCTTTCTCTTCTTTTGGGTGCTGTTTGGCTCATATGGAGCACTGCTACCTCTGAACCTATGAAGAATTATAGGACTGGGACATGGACTACTCAAGTAAAGAGACCAGTTCATCCAGAGATGAAGGATGTAGAACCTGGCACAGAATTGATGGGTGTAAATTTTCAACAGAAGACTGAGTGTAATCTACAAGAGTATAAAGATCTTCAAGCACGTATAGAAGAGTTAAGAATTGAATTGGAAGGTGAAGATGAGGATGAAGATGAGGATGGTGATATTATTGTAAGAGTATGACAACACAAATTATACAGTTTCCTAATGATGGTTATATACGTGGTTCTTTAGATACGGAATTGTTTAATGATTTGTTAGAGGAAGCAGTAAATTATCATGGTAGGGAGATTAGAATAACTGGAGTAAAAAAGAGTGATGGTAGTCAGACTTGCCCTCATTATGATGTATCTGATGAAAGTAGTAAGAGATTAGAAGATTTTTTTCTACCATATATCACTCACTTTAGAGATCATTTTAATTATATTCAGAGTCTTAAATTTTTGAATAGTGATAGTCCTTTTGTTTTTGATACTCCATGGTTTAATATTCAGAAACCTAATGATTATCTTCCAGTTCATAATCATCATGGGGTATTGTCATATACGGTTTGGTTACAACTTCCCGTTAGTTCTGAATTTGTATTTTCATATTCTACAATAACAGGAAGACCTGATGATTATCGTATTAATCTTACATCAGAAAACAATGGAGAGTTTATTTTATTTCCTGCTACTTTAAATCATGCAGTTTATCCTTATAACTCAGATGATTCTAAGGAGATTAGAATAAGTCTTTCAGGAAATATTTCTCTTCAAGGGATGTCATAATTCTTATAGTATGATATACTAACTAAATAAACCGGCAACAGAGTTCACTATGAAAATTTTTCTCGACACTGCAGAAACAGATGTCGTTCGTAAGCATTGGAAGACTGGATTGATTGATGGTCTAACGACTAATCCTACTCTTATTAGAAAGAGTGGTAAGAATCATGAGGATGTGTATCAGGAGTTTAAGGACATCGGACTGACTGATATTAGTATGGAGGTTATAGGTAGTAAAGACAATATGATCTCTGAAGGTAAGAGATTGCATAAGAAGTTTGGTAAGGTTGCTACTATTAAAGTTCCTTGTACATATGAAGGTCTTCAGGCATGTGCTCATTTGAGTGTAGAAGGTATTAAAGTAAATGTAACTCTTATATTCTCTCAGTCACAAGCAATCCTAGCTGCAAAAGCAGGTGCAAAGTATGTGTCACCATTTGTTGGTAGAGTAGATGACAATTCATTTGGTGGTCTTTGCTTGGTAAAAGATATTGCTAAAGTATACCGAGAGCATATGGTAGTTAAGACTGAAGTTTTAGCAGCATCTCTTAGAGGTGTGCGGGATGTGGGTAGAGCATTTGAATACGGTGCAGATATTGTTACGATGCCACCATCAGTTTTTGAGGGAATGTATAACCACGTTCTTACTGATAAAGGATTGGATCAATTTGATAAAGACTACGCAGCTAGCATTGCAGAATGAAGACCTTAACAATTAAAGAGTTCGTTGATGATCAGGAAGCGATCATGAAACGAGTAGAGGGGGGTGAAAAGATTGCAGTGACTGATGGTGAAGTCAGTGCAGTCTTAGTTCCTTCTGATGAATACATCTATAAGATGAATAATAGTGACGGACCTTGACTTTTAGCAAATTTTTTCTTATAATCCTACTGTCAACCAATCAAAGCAATGACGCTCACTTCAAAGTTCAGTAAAGATCTAAGCACCTTACGTGCTGCAGCAAACAAAGAAATTTTTCTCGATTTAAAAAATCCAAAACTTTATAAGAAGGTTAAACGTTATTATCAAAATGAGGTAGATTTATCAGGAGAAGATCCTGAAGCAGACTATGCACTCATAATGGAATGTGTTAGACAGGATCTTGCGGAGGTAGCATGAACGTAATTATGGAACGGTATCCATACCGTTATGTGGAACTAGGAACACTGGAGAATGGTAAACCAGACTACCGTATTCAAAAAGAAGATTATTACACTAAAAGGTATAGGGATATGTACCTTTGTGATAATGGAATGCAGATGACCACTGCTATTGAGGATTTTGAATATACTAAATGGCTAGACCCAGAAGGTGTTCCGTGCTATATTAAGGATAAATAAAACGTAATTAATTTTAGAATCATGGCAAGTAGACAAAAATCCAATAGTGGAGCCTATATGTCTCAGTATGATACTGAGGTAGAAAAGCGTCTTGCAGCACTAGAATCTCATACTCATGATGCTCCTAGTTTTGATGCAGCTACTGTTGAGGATATAAAGAAATCAATCTTTGATAATGGAATATCATCTGATAAAGTAGCTGAGATTGATAGTAAACTTAATCAACTTATTGAAATAGTTAAAGATGAATTGAACAGAGAAGTGACGTAGATAGGTAATAATATATTATGAAAATTGGATTTAATTGTAGTTCTTGTGATTTATTTCATGCTGGTCATGTAACAATGATGAAGATGGAGAAGCAGTTGTGTGACTATTTGATAGTCGCACTTCAGGTGGATCCTACTATAGATCGTCCTGGCGTTAAGAATAAACCAACACAGTCTGTTTACGAACGTTATGTTCAACTGCAAGGTTGTAAATATGTTGATGAGATTCTTGTGTATGAGACAGAAGCAGATCTACTTAATTTAATTCAAACTCAAACTATTAATATTAGATTTTTGAGTGATGAATATGAGGGTAGAGACTTTACTGGTAAGCAATATTGTATTGATAACAATATTGAACTTCATTACCATTTAAGAAAGCATCAATATTCTTCTACTGAATTAAGGAATAGAGTTTATACTCTTGAGAAACAAAAGAGGGAACATAAACAAAAGGTAGAAGGAGTTGAACAATATTCTCCCGAACTTTTAGGTAAATATTTTGATAATGAAAGCAACAAAAATTAATTTAAATGATGCATATGTCATTACTACCCCTTGTCATGGAGATGAGAGGGGATTTTTTATTGAATCTTTTGAGGGCTTGAAAAATTTATGTGTATGATGTATACTATATAAAAGGAGTAATGTATTGAGTTATGAGTGAGTATAAAAAGTCTGCACTTGTATGTGGTGCGGGTGGATTTATTGGGAGCCATATGGTAAGAAGGCTGCGATCTG